TTATATAATCTTTTCAAAGATATGTTTGTGTGTGCGAGTATTAAAGGAAATTTGTGGTATCAATACAGAGGACATAAATGGGAAAAGATTGATTCTGGAAGTTCATTGCGATTGCTAATTTCTAAAGATGTACATGATATTTATTGTGCTAAATGTTCAGAAGAAATTAATAAGCTTCATCAGATTGATAAAACCGATGAATATCACGAGAGTTTAAGGAAGAAAACAAATCGGTTAGCAGATATTTGTGTATTATTGAAAAAGACTTCATGGAAAAATAATATTATGCGTGAGGCTCAAGAATTATTCTTTGACGGAGAATTTATAAATAAACTAGACCAAAACCCATATTTATTATGTTTTAATAATGGAGTGGTTGATTTTAAAACAGGAATTTTTAGAAGAGGACAACCCGATGATTATCTTTCAATGTCAACGAATATTGATTATATTGCTCCGAATTATCATAATAAACAATTTAAGGAAATTTCAGATGATGTAGATGAATTTATGAACCAATTATTTCCAAATATGGATTTAAGACAATATATGTGGGAACATTTGGCAGCATGTTTAATTGGTACAAATGATAATCAAACGTTTAACATTTATACGGGTTCTGGTGCGAATGGAAAAAGTAAACTTGTTGATTTGATGTCTAAACTATTAGGAGACTATAAAGGCGTCGTTCCACTTCAATTGATTACACAAAAAAGAACAACGATTGGCAGTACTTCCAGTGAGATTGTCCAATTGAAAGGAAAACGATATGCTGTTATGCAGGAACCTTCAAAAGGTGACACGATTAATGAAGGTATTATGAAAGAAATTACAGGTGGAGACCCGATTCAAGGAAGAGCTTTATGGAGTGATTCTATTACATTTATCCCACAATTCAAGTTGGTAGTCACTACAAATACAATGTTTGATATCAAAAATAATGACGATGGTACTTGGCGACGTATTCGAGTGTGTGATTTTGAATCTAAATTTTTAGATAGACCATATGAAGACGATGTGAAATTTCCAAAAGATTTATATCCATATCAATATGTTATTGATAAACGTTTAGATACTAAGTTCAATGCTTGGGCACCGATTATGATGTCGAAATTAATCGAAATCGCATTTAAGACGAAAGGTAATGTAAAAGATTGTAGAAAAGTATTATCAGCGAGTGATGAATATAGAAATAGTCAAGATTATTTATCTCAATTTGCGAGAGATAAGATTATGAAGATGCCAAATGGTAAAATTAAGAAATCGGAAATTAATGAAGAATTCAAAAATTGGTATACGAGTAATTATGGAAGGAGTGTTCCGAAAGGCAAAGAATTACATGATTTCATGGATAAACGATATGGAGCATATAAAAATGGATGGAATAACATTTGCCTTATATACGATGAAGAGGGTGAAGTTACAAATGAAGATTTAAGCTAAAAAATCAATAGGAGAAAGTAAAGCTCCGAATATTAATTTGAATTCATCATATATATCTAGTAAAAAACTTGATAATGATGTATTAGTATCTTTATTACTAATCCAATTGTATACGATTAATACGATTCGAGTTATTATAGGAATAAAAAATAAAGGTATAATTAGTAATATAGTAAATAAAATTACAATTTTATAATTTAATAATTCTTTTTTAGAAAATAATAATATTATTAAAAAGATAATATATGAAACCAATAAAATATATACCATTATTTTTTTGAAAAATTTCAATCTATTTACTTGATTATCATCATAATAAATTTTTCTTTCATTTGTATTAATATTTGTATCTATTTTATCTATTTTATCTATAAATTCATTATTATCTTTTAATGTAATGTTAATTAATTCATTTAACTTATCATTTAATAAAATATTTTTATTGTATTGTTCGAGTAATAATAATATATTTTCTTTTTTATTGTTAAAAGAATTTAATGCGTTTGCATTTTTATCATAAATTTCGCGTTTATATCGATTCATTAGTAAGTCATTATATTCCGCTTGACCATAAATAGATAAATAATATTTTTTTTCAGCATCATTTAATTTATTTGGAGCATTTCTTAGATTTTCTTCGGCGTCTACATAATTCATATAAAGTAATTCCTTCTTTTTTTTCTCTTCCTGGCAAGTAGCATCACATGTAATAAGACTATTTACATTTATTCCAAATAAATTGGATGGGTCCTTCGGATTATTAGAAAATCTAGTTGTATGTGGTCGAGCGTTATTATTTGTAGTAAAGGTAGATGTATTTATTTTTAGACCAGAATTTATAAGTGCGTTATATATTTGTTGGTTTACTTCAGGCGAATTCGAACATCTGCGAGGAGGAGGAGGATTTTTTATTTTTTTTACCATCATATAATACTAATATAATTATATATTAAAATATAAGTATATAATTTTATGTTTAATTATAATCAGATGGTCCACTCATAATAACAGAATCTTTATTGTAACCAATAACCTCACTCATTGCGCTAAATGATTCAACTGATGTAGTAGCTGGTTTTACAATACACTGTCCAAGTTTATCATCAAACATGGTTCCGTCACCACATATAGACCAAGTTTTTGCGTTTAAATCATAATCATCGAAATTTTTATTATAATCATAATTTGATGTTTCTTGATTGTCCATTGAAGGACCTCTATATCTATCAAAATCCATTTTATCTCGCGATGAAATATCAACTACTTTTCTAAATATGAAAAATCCACCTGCTGCTACAACAATTGTCATCAATAAACTAGATAATCCAGGTGAAATAATAGAACGTTTTGCTAAAAAGATAATAATAAGTATTATAACGCATAATAATACAATAAATTTCATTAAATCTGTTTGTGACTGATATTGTTTTCCATAATATGTATTTATTTGTACCATTCTTAATTTATTGTCTTTTACTTGGTCTAGTTCATTCATCATTTGTTTCATGTTATTTAGCTGTGATTCCATTACTTTAGCAACAACCATTTTATCGACTAATTCATTTCTATTCTCATTTACATTATCTTGTGCGTATTGATACATTTCTTTTAAAGAGTTAAATAAATTAATTCTAGTTTTAGATAAATCATTGATTTTATTAATGATTTGAGATTGTTCAGCAGAAGCAGTTGGACTGCCGCTTGTAGCTAATGTTTCTAAATTAGTGTATAATTGTTTCTCTAATTGTTGTAAATCCATAATAGTAGTTAATGTATTTAATTTATCACCAGGTAATATTGGAGGATTATTTTGAGGAGTAGACATATATATTATTTTATGAGATAATATATATTTTTATAATTATTTCAATAAAGATAATTCTATAAATTATTTACTTTCTTGACATTTTAATTCCTCCTACAACAAGTATAATTGCTAAAATACTCCATAATATGTGATAATATGTTTTACTTAACATAACATTTTCTGAATTATCAACCATTCCACTAGCAGTCTCAAGTTCTGGCTTAGAACCTAAATATTTCTCTTGTAATAATCCTAATGACATGACACTGTTATTTATTTTTCTTTGATTAAATCCGTAACTTTCCAATAATTTTTTATCAGTATCACTTAATGAATTAACTTTTGAATTTATATTTTTTACAAGTTCTGTTAATTCATTTAATTTTCTATCTAATTCTTGTTTCAATGTTTTATTAATAGAAGCTAATCCACATTCTTGATTTACATTTACATTAACTCCTTTATTGTATCCAACATATGTTGATGTAGAAGTTTGAAATATATCTTTATTACATGATGAGTTATTTTTAATAGCATTAGTGCGTTTATATAATGTTGAATTCGCATTTGAATATCTTTTTACTATTGGAAACATATTTGAACTATCTCTTAAGTTACATTTTCCGTTTTCAAATGTAAATCCATCACAATTCACATTTTTATTACACTCAGATTTACATGTTTCAACATTTCCATTTATTGACTTTAAATTTGTTCCATCAAGTTTAAAATTACCAATATTAATATAGTCATTTGATTTAGATAATAAATCAGAAGTATATTCACGTCGAATACCATCCGCACTAATGTATGCTACTTTATTATAATTAGACATGTCATTTACTGGTTGTGAATAAGTCGCCATGGTCAAGTATCCAGTATTATCTTTGATACCATAAGTATTTCCTTGAATAGAACTACAGTTTGATGTAAAATACATAAGAACCAATCCTCTTCCTTTTATCATTTGTAAACAACATTTACCAGATGGAGAGCCAATAAATTCACCATCATTTAGTGTCTCTCCTACCTTTAAATAATTTCTTCCATACTTACCCTTACTTGCCGTTTTTTCTTCATTAATTGCGCTTACTTTATTGGTTGTATTTGTATTCCATATGATTGAATTTTTCTCTCCATAAATAATTAAATTACCATTATCTTGTACATTTAATGTATAACTATTACATCTAGTGGTTTGTTCTGAACAATCAAAATTTACTAATTTGCCTCCTGCTTCTTCAGAAACATTCAGTATTTTATCAGCACCATTTCCACATTTATATGAAGCTGTAAAACGTTTAGCGCATCCATACGCAGGGTCATTCATATTTCTTCCTATTGTATAAGTATTACTATTCGCAATTAATTCAGTCTGAGTAGTTTCATACGCATTTCCGATTGGTACAAAATAAGATTGTCCTTGTGGGCCTTTAACATAGTTACAGTTTTCACCCCAAGTAGCAGTATTCAATACTACCTTTCCACCAAATTCTGGATTACAATCTCCTTGTGGAGGATTTGATTCCCATAATGTAGCATCATTTGAGTCACTAACAGGAATAATTAATTCATCATTGAATTGGTTTGTAGTGTTAAAATAATAATTATTGCCGTTTGTTCTATCTATTCCTGCTGGACTAAGAAATCTTAAGCTAAAACGTGTTCCTCCTTGATCTTGTCCGAATTGTATTCTTAATGGATAATATATATCTTTAATTAATGATAATTTTACAGATTTTTCAATTGGACCATGTCGCCCTTTATTATTTATAATTGCGTTATTTATAGAATAATTTGTCTTAGCAGAGTCACCAAACCACATAAAAGAACAATCGTCTGTTCTAAGATAAAAAGACCATTCGCCTGTAATATTTGGTCTAAAATAACCTGTCCATTCAACTGATACAATTTTTGAATTATTATTTAAAAGTCCATTAGTCGATGTAGTAATACTAGCTAGGTCAGACACAGTGCCACTATTGGATTGTTGATTTTTAACAAAAAAATTAGCATCATCGTTCATATATCCATTCACTATTTTGAAAGATAATCCAGCCTTTATATTTGAGCTAATTCCTTGTTTAAATCCTTTTATATTTAATTGTCCAGCATAATTTAATTGAGAGTATATTGATGTCAAAATAGTAGGTGATTCCCAGCTTACAACAGAATCAACAGATGTTACATTTGAATTTACATCGTCTATATTTTTACCAATATAACATTTAGATGCTCCAATACCTCCACCACTTAATGCGAAAATAGAACTACCAGTATCATGAGCTAATTGTTTACAAGCATCTATGGTTGTATTGGAACCTAACATATCTTGATAAACTAAAGCGCTTGAATTTGTAGGTAATCTATAACAACCTTGATATTTATGTTGGCCTGGCGTACCCGTACCAGATACAATAACATTTCTTCCTTCATTACCACAACTACTATTCGCTGCCATTTGTCTTCCGACATTGAAAGGTGGTGTTGTAGTAACTTTATTATCAATGATAATAGCATCAACTTGTACAAAATCAGCAGGACAACCTCTTTTTCCGGCAACAGCATTGAATGTAGAAATAGATGGATAAGGTCTAAATATTCCCATATTTGTTACATAACCAATAGTTCCATCTTTAAGTTTAATATTTTTATTCAATAATGGACTTTTCAACATGTTGAAATATGAAGTAGCACCATCCATTACATTTTTATATGCGATTGAATATTCTGATAATTTAGAATTATATTTATTTTGTAAATCGATTAATTCATCTATTTGTTTTTTATTTAATGATTGTACTTTGTTGTCTTTTATATCACTTACAAAACCTTCTTTTATTTCAGTCACTTTATTTATCATAGAGCTGTGTTTACGGTTATATTCTAATCCTTGATTGTTTGAATATGTTATTTTATCGCCTATTTCACTATTTAAAAATGAAAAATCCATACTATTTAATATAAATATATAAAATAGTATTAATTTAATAAATTAATTACCGTTAAGTGCTAAATAAATATTAGATTTTGTGATGTATATTCAAATGATTATATACGTATCTTATCATGGTTCATGTTATTTTTCCATACATTAATATGACTAGAATAAATTCTTTATAACATAGATGGCTTGTATTTATTGAAAAATTGTTTAGTATTTAATAAATTTACATTATTGGATACATACATAAAAATATAATATACGGATACAATTGTTAATAATATAAATATAAATTTTTCTAAACTTGTTTCTTCTGATCTAAAAACACCTCTAAATATTAATATAAATAAACCAGCGATTAATAGTTGTGGTTTTGGGAAGAGTGAGAAAAAGAACATGAATACAACGATTATAATAATCAATTCAATCGAATAATTGACTGTTGTATCTACAAAAGCGGTACTAAATATCGTAAGAAGTAATATGATTGTAACAAAAAACCAAAACATATATTTTATATTATTTGATTCATAAACTTTGCTAAACTCAGCTTTTGAACCTTCCGCATCATTTACTTTTGCTCTGATATCATTAAGATTGTCAATTTCCTGTTTAATTGATTCTATTAAATTATTTAGTTTATTTTCATTTGTTAATTTCAAATTATCGAGTTTAACATTATAACTATTTAAATGTTGTCTTAAATTTTTAATATTAATTGCTAATCCTTTTATTGTGTTATTTATATTCGTCATATTTGTAATTAAACTATTTAATTTGTTTTTTTTTTGTACAGTATCAATGGTTCCAATAGAAGCATATTCTTTGTTTATTGTTTCATATAAGGCAATTTGAGATTTTAATTGATTTTCTTTTGAAATTAAGTCTAAAATCTTAGAATTTCTTATGTTAGTTGACATTTATATATTATACATAAATTTAATATAATATTTTCAGAATATAATATAATATAAATATCAATATTAATACTACTATACTACTAATAAATGTTGTATTTTCACCATCCATTGTTGTTCTTAAAATAGCAATTAATATTAAAATGGCCAATAATATCCAAATTGTGTATTGATATTGATAAGATTTTGTATAAGTAGCAGATTGACTAACTTGACCAGATACCGTTTCATAACTACTATTAATTGTATTAATATCTGTTTTACTATTTTCAAACATTTTAATATACTCATTTATTTTTAATTTTCTCTCGTCGATTTCTTTATTTAAGTTTAAATCATCCGTTTTTAAATCATCCAAATAAAAAAGTAATTCTCTAGATAATACAACTAAATCGTAATTTAAAGCTTGTATTTTTTCCCATAATAAATTGTCAGCATTTAATTTAAAACATTCTGTATTTCTTTCCATTGGAGTTGAATTAGGTATATTATTATATGCGATTGAACTTAAACGAATTGGATTTATATTACAACTATTTTTTTTGTTATTCCATACATTAGACGGATATACATGTTTGAATCCTTTTATATCTATCCATGCTACTTCATTTGTTTCTATATTTTGTACATTTTGACCAGCAATTTTACATGCTTGTCCAGAACCCATATTTGGACCAGTTGAAAGTTTATTTAATATATTATTTGATAAATTAGTATCAACTTCTTCCGCGTTTTTTGGACAAGAACTATCATTTAATTCCCATGAATCTGATAAATATTTGTGAGTAAATCCATAATCATTTATATATATATAACTACCGTCTTTATCTTTTATTACTTTTCCATAATATTGGGCAACATCCCCTTTATCTTTTGTATTTTGTATTAAACTTTCAATAAACAGTTTATAAGTATTTGAATATTCTGTTAATTTTTGATTAAATGTATCTACAGTTTTATTAATATATTGTTGCTTTTCATTTTCCATTGAAGTAGTATTAGTATTATTGACAAACGTTATATTATCTAAAGATTCAACGATTGAAGATAAATTTGGTGATGTAGTTAATTGTAACGGTTTTAAATGAGGAATAACATTTTTTTTATATAATAATTCATATTTTAAAAGTTGTTTTCCTTGATTTAAATTTGAATCATTTGTTGGATTATTATTATCATTATTATTATCGTTGTTGAATAAAGAGCTAAATGATTTAAAAATATTATTAAATACCATTTGATTATACAATAAATATAGAAAACTATTTTATTATATTTATTATATTTTTGTAATTGGTTTTATATTTGATACATTCTTGATGACTTTTGTGATAGGTTTATATTGAATCATTTGATTTTGTGAATTTATATGTTTGTATGCCACTGTTATAAATATAAATGTAAATATTACGATTAATA